GTCTCTTCACTCCGGCGGGCGCCTTCTGCGAGCTTGGTAGGCAGCCGATCAAACGCGCCCAGGTCGTCATTCACAAGCGCTTCCATCGTTAACTGGATTTTTCTCACGTACTTCTTGACGGCATAATCGGTAAGCTCCCGGTCTTCCACAGGCTTATAGCCTACGCCAGTCGTACCTTCGGGCGCCTCTGTCAACAGTTGATCGCCACCGTACACCGCAAAGGTTTTCACGTTGCGAAAATCCGGCACCATTCGGCGTTCGGCATACTCTGTCCAGGACGTGCCGTACACCATATAGTCAGCAGCAAGACGGCGCGAGAGGATGTCCCCGAAGAGGTTGGGAAAGTCGCTGGTGGACATTGCCTCACGGAGCGGGATGCGTGTCTGCTTGGTTCGTAGCTTGTCCAGATACAACTGGGCCTCGTGAAAACGCCGTTTGTATTCGGTTGTGTCGCGGTTGACCTGTGCGTTCTGGCGTGCGAGCGCTTCAAACGTCGCCGCCTGCACCCCATCGGCCTCCATCAGGCCCGCAAAATTCATGTTGTTCATCACCGCACCCCCCGCGCTGCAATCTTGGCGCGCTGTTCATCCATGCCACTAGCCCGGAATGCCTCCTCAATTTTCGCATCAAGATCGGCATCCGTAAGCACCGCAGGCGCGCTGCTGCCCATCCCGCGAATGATGCCCGACGGCGCCGCCTCTGCCAGTTCAACCCAGGCCACGTCGCTTGCCTCTTTGATGTGCTTGCCGAACTCGGTATAGTCAATCGCCATACCATCCTCGGTATACGGGATGTTGCGTTCCAATTCCCGCGACAGGCGGGCGACCGTGCGCTGCGGAAGTTTGCTATCGAGACGCTCCTGAATATAGTGCCGCGCCTCAGTCAGCAGGCGCGCCTGCCGCTCGGCCTTCAGCGCCTCTTCGAGTTCCGTTCGCACATTGACATGTGCCTGATTGGTTTCCTCCAGACGGGCGAGCCGCTCCTGGAGTGCTGTGAGTTCCTCTGGTTTCACTTTGCCCCTCCGGACTTTTTCAATTGGTTTATCCTGGCGCCCTTCCACCAGGCGCATGACATTTGTGCCATCGTTTGTGTGCGCTTCCATCAGGCGCGCCACTCTTCCGCCCGCGCCTGCACGCGTGACGAAATCCACACTATCGGCCCTGATCAACTGCTCAATAATGCGCCCCTTGCGCCCATCCACCTCGCCAGTGCGGTATGCGCCGTGTGCACGGATGGATACGTCCAGATCCTCGCCAATAGCCGCAATGAGCGGACGATGATTGTTGTAGTATTCGATATCGGCATATAATCCATCATCCATCCATATCGCGTCACTCGCTAGTTTGCCTGCCAGATCGCGGATGTCGCGTTCGGGCCGTTCGGCCTCCTCGGTTTTGGTTGGATGATTGAGGTACAGTTGAGTGCCAGCGGTAAAAACGTTCGGGCCGTCGCGGCGCAATACCTCTGCCGGATAATAGCCCATAGCGCCCCAGCCAGGCGTGATGATGCGAATGAGGGCGCGCCCGTTGCGCTCCTGTTCGCGCAGTTTCGTTTCTGCCAGAAACGACGCTTCTTCCATTTCATCGTCTTTGTACGCCTCATCGGGTTCCATCTCGTCTATCATCTCTTGCAGCATCTTCATGGCGTCCATAACACGCTGCATATTGCGCTTGTTGAGCTTGCGCCCCGCCTCCTGGATAGCGTTTTCCAGAGACGCGGCGGCCTCTTCTGCCTCAGCGAACTGATGATCATCGCACGTCATATCGTCCGACGTCTCGAAATCAAAGCGCGTGCAGATGCCATCCCGGCGAAACTCGCAATTGCCGCACGTCCCCGGCCCATCAGCGGCGCGATAATTCGGTGCGTCTGCTTGCGCTTCGGTTGTCGTGCTTTTCTCTTCTGTGTCCATTTGTTTCGTTATCCTCTCCGACCATCGCCGCCCAGCATCGCCGCCCCACAAATCCCAGGCAATGCGCCACGTCGTTGGCTCGCCATCTTCCAGGTCGTAATGCTCGCTACGATTGGAACCGTGACGGGCAAAGAACGAAACCATCCGCTGGATAGTGTCTGCTGAGATGTTGCGCCCATTTGCCAGGTCACGCGCCCGCGCAATCCCGACATCAGTGCCGCCGCGCCCGTACTCGTCGCGCCAGTCCAGCGCCCGCTGAGCGGCGTCCCGGACGCCTTGCGGCGGCGTGTAACTTTCGGCCTCTTGCGACGTGACGTTGATGTCGAGCGCGGTTTTCTGATCATCAGCAGCAGCGCGGCTGTCGTGCCTGCCCACGACTTCGCCGTCGTCTTTCACAACGCACCACTCATCATCGCACTGGCGGACGGTATAAGGCATTACTGGATGTGCCACACCGAAATTTCAGCACCCGCGCTACCTGCTGCCGATGCAACGCTACTCACGGCGTAGCCGAAGAACACACCGTCGGTATTGAGATTGAGCGCGCTGCTTTCAGTGGCGCTCTGCGTACTGTCGTAATAGATAGCGTCGCCTGCTACCACGGTCGTCTGCACACGTCCATCATTCGGGCCGCTAAACGGCACAACGCGCAACGTTGCTACGTAATCGCCAAATAGCACAGTCGTGTCGGTTGCATCGTTCTGCCCGTCGCCCTCGTCGGTAATCGCAACGCCGGTAATGCTGTTCCACTGCACCGGGTCGCCGCTCGAAGGCGTCGCCGGGTGCGTCACCGTCACCGACCGTCCGTAATCGCTCAGGTACTCAGTGATGTTTGTTGCCATTCGTTCCCTCCAGAGAACAAAAAAAGCGGCGCACCCTCCCGAAGGAGAATGCACCGCTTACGTTTCCGCATTCAGTGAATATATAAAACGCCTAAAGGTTTAAGCGTAGACTATTCTCATTATAAGCGTGTGGGTATGTGTTGTCAATACGGGCTAATGCAACCCTCAATCTCTCCATCGCGCCGTTCGCGCCTGGTGAGCAGGGTACGGGGAAGATTGTAACGTCGCTCGATGAGCACCGCCAGCGATATGACTTGCGGGCGGATGCGCTGCTCGGACGTGGGTAGGAGTTGCGCACATTCCACAAGCGGCGGGTGCAGTTTGAGCAGTGCCTCGCGGATCTTCTGCTGATCACTCATCGCGTGCCCTCCTGTGTTGTACAGCGCAGCGACAGCCGGGAAATCTCGGCTCGTGATAGTCGCCCGACGGGAACGCTTGCGCCATCGCTATCCAGCCCACCGCCGCATTCTGCCTACACCCGTCGCTCACCCGATCATCCCCCGTCGTAATCCAGCGATGCTGCATGCGGATGCCCTCCCGCGCAATGCGCTCGGCTGCCTGTCGTTGTGCGGTGCCATATGCGTTCGCTGTCTCGGTCACGGCTACAAGCTCGGCGCGGTTGCGTAGGTGTCGCTGCGGCATTGGCGCGCTGAACTCGGCAAAGCGGGCGCGTATCTGGCGCGCCATCTCGGTATACGATGTGCCCTGCTCCATCCCCTCAACCATCAGCGTACGGATATAGTCTCGCGTCGTATCATTGATCATCGTGACGCGTTGCGCGCCGTAATCGCGTAGGAACTGCACAGCCTCCGGGTTGTCAATATCGAAGGCGATGCGTAGGCCTGCCTCCCGCTGGATGTCTTCATTGCCAACAATCCAGGACGCCCGCGCCGCCGCTTCTATCGGCGCCGTCATGACCTGCTGCGTCAGTTGCACGGTGTCAAGCCAGGCGGTAATCCAGATGTTCTCCGGCACACTCTCTTGGAGTGGCGCCGGAAACGCGTCTCGCAGTTTCCGCAACTCACGCAGAAATGTATTTGATTGACGCTTGAACGCATCGCCCATCGCCCGCGACAGGCGGCGCTCAATCGGACGGAGCCGCCTGTCGCGCTCGTTCGTACCAAGTGCCTCAGTGATGCGATCAACGGTGGTCATCGCCTGTCCCCTCCCGCACCGCTTCTACTATTCGCCGCGCCACCTCTTCCATATCCGGCGGTGTGCCATCTCCAAAGTCGCCGGGCTGCCAGTCGTCGGGGTACATCGCGTCCAGTTCTTTGTCTACATCCTCAACACCGAGCGCAATGAGGAGGAGGCGCGCCACCGTGCGAGCGCTCACCGTCTGCGATTGATACGCCGTGGTGATGGCCTCGACACGCTCTTTCACATCGATGTTAATGATCTCTGGGAAGTCAATCGCAATGCTGCTGTCGTATGGCTCACCCGTCTCTGGATTGATGTTCCAATCCAGGGTAATGGTGTTCTGCCCTGGGTCGGCCTCGTCTGGATCTTGCTTCACATCCGCCATATCTGCCAGCGCGCCCTGTGGCGATGTGACGGCGTTCTTCACAACGTAACCGAGGATATCTTGCAGCACGTTGCGCCACATTTCCTGGCGGTTGCGCATCATCAGTTCAGTCGGCCTGTCCAGGCTCTTTGCTGTGGCGTGGTTGCCGACATCGGCGTCGCCATAAAATACCTCAGGGATGCCTGCTGCTGCTGCAACCATCAGTAGGAAACGGCGACCATCCTCCGGCGCAACCGACAGGCCGCGAATGTTCAGCGGCTCGTAATCGGCATCATTGTTTGCCCGAATGAACGCGCTGCCGGTTGCGGTTGCCGGGTTGGTTTCGCGCCAGTTCTGGCTGCTGATCGTTGAGGCTAATTTGTTTTTGGCCTTCGCAACACCACCCGCGCCGCCGCCCGTCGTCACTTTGACAGCAATGCGGCTCACGGCTTGCGTGTAACTGTGGATACTCTCCAAGAATACCTTGTACGCCCGTGCCCAATCCATCTGGGCATACACCGTTGACAAGCCAAACTGCCACCAGGACATGCCGCCCACCTTAACGTGGTAGATCGGCGCGTCCCATTCGATAGCGATGCCATTGTAGGCATCGGGCTTCTGTCGGGGCGTGTAGCGCCAGTCGGGATAGTACGCAGCGCGGTAGCCGCCTTGCGCACCCGTCTGCGTCCAGCGACGCAGGTAGTACCACGGCTCTTTCGCGTCGTCGGGGTTGCACACGATTTCCTGTATCTCAGCAAGCGGCACACTCCGCACGCGCACGCGCCCAGAGCGTTGGTTTGTAAAGAGCACAAAGAAGAGGTTGCCCGACACTTGCAGATCAACATCTTTTCCCATCATTGCTTGCGTGCGGGTAAGCTCGGCCTGATTGCGCTCATCATCCCAGAACGATTGAATGACGTCGTTGATTTCAGCATTCGGCGCGCTCACCTGCACGCCCTGCCCGAACGTGTAGAATGTTTTGATGTTGATGCCGCGCTGGATAAGCGGGTTTTTGAGGTACATCACCTCAGCAATGTTTGCCGCCCTTTGAATGGATTGACGTGTAAACTGATCGCGACTGCTGAGCAGTTGTTCCCAGTATGAATTCGGGCCGTACAAATCCAATTCAAGTTCGTTAATGTGGCTCTCCAGGAGGGGCGTCAGCGCCTCGAAGTACGCCAGCGCTTCAAGGTACGCGCCCTCATTCGTCGGCTGCTGCGGTTGATACGGCATGCCGTTCGGCAATACAAGCGTGCTCATGTACTCACCATCCTGATATTCCCGGTATGTCATCGGTGTAGTTGATGACATAGCCGACTGGCGGGTGCGCTGTGAGATGGTACGCGCCTATCGCGAGGCTCATCACGCAGTCCTGTACCAAGTTGCGATCATCCCATTGGTATCCCATCAGTTCGCGGCGCTCCTGTTCTGTCCAGTCTGCCTTGAGTGTACCTTGCTCCAGGAGCAATTGCAACGCCTGAATGGCCTGCACCTTGCTTTTGCTACTCGTGACAAACGGCTCAGCAGGCACCGAAAGGTTTTCAATCAGCGGGTCGCCGATGCCGTTGCTTTCAATGACGAGTTTTCCAGGATAGTGGTTCCATGCCTGCTCTATATGCTGCTGTATGACCGGATACGGCAGACGTTCCAGGCGCTCGTGGTAGACGCGCTGAACGGGCTGCACCGACACGTCGAACACGTTGATGACCGTGGCATCCTGCCTACGTCCAACGTCTACACTCAACAGGTACAGACCGCCAGAGTAAAATGGCTGCTCACCTACGGCGCCGTGCGTGGCATTGGCGATGCCCTCTTCGCTGAACACTGCCAACCCGGACATCACGAAATCGCATTCAAACTCCGCCGCCCATTGCTGAGAGGTGTACTTCGGTCGCTCCTCAAGGTACCAAGCGGCCTGATCGTGCGGTACGCCTGCCGCCTGCTCTTCTGGCGTGTAGTAGCGTGGGCAATGGTGCCAGGGATGCACGAAGTAGCGGAAGCCGCTCTGCTGCCCATAGAGTTCGCTAAACAGGTTGCCGCGCCCGTTCGGCGTGCTACCGACCACCAGGCGCCCGCCCTGAGCTAATGCCGGGCTGATGCTCTGGTAGATCTCCTCGTCATACGCAGCATAAGCGAACTCGTCAAGGTAAACGATATTTGCCGCATAGCCGCGGCCTGCTGATGGGTTGGCAGGCAACGAGAGAATGCGCGATCCGTTTGCGAACTCCATTTCGCTCTGGTTCCTCTTGCGAAGTGCAGGCGGATTCCGAAGGTTGTGGTAGGCCACGAAACAATAGCGCAACATATTGACGGCGAGCGCCTGGTTGCGACTCACCAAAAGTACCGTGCTTTGCGCGTCGTGAATAGCGGTGTACAGCGCCTCAATTGCAAATACCTGAGAGAAACCGATCTGGCGCGCCTTGAGGACAAACCGCCGCGGCTCCTCGTAGGCATCCAGGTATGCCGCCTGATAGTCGTATGGCTCGAAAGGTATCAGGCCGCGCACGGGATGCACAAGCATTGCCTCATTGCGCGCCCATTCCAGAGGGGTAGGCACGCTCTCACCCGTCGCCTGTGGTGCGGCGCTGTTCGTTAGCGGCAATAATGGCGCCGATGGTTTCGCCCGGTAGGAGCTTGTGGAGGAGGTCGATTGATTTGGTAACGCTATCAAAGTCATCAGGCTCTACACTTGTCTGATCTAAGAATGAATACAGACGTTCGATGTATTTTTCGACAACACCCATGTACAAGGTTGCGGCCCGCTCTCCCTGCCCAAGCAGGTTGTCAACATCCCACGCGGTTACACGTTCTCGCCAGTTGAATTTTGTGCTATCGTTTGCCCACTGTTGAGTAAACGATTTTGTTTTATTTCGTTTTGTTTCAGGCTGTGTGGACTGATACGCCTTCTCAAGGGTTCGTGTCGGCCCCAGGTTGCGATACGCCAGAAACCGCGCATAGGCCGCGTTGCTCTCATTATCAAGTTGATCCCACGGTTTGCGCGCCACACCTATCTACCCCACCCCATGCTCGATATGCTCATTTACTGCCACCCGCCGCCACATTCCACGCGGCCCCATACGGAACTCAATCACTACCACCAGGCACGCAACCATGCGCGCCAGCGCGAACCCGACACGCGGCGGCAGATAGTGAGCAATCCAGACGGCGACGTGAAACACCCACAAACGTCGGGCGCGGTACTCGATGTTCAATGGTTCGCTCATGGCATATCCGTTGGGCGCATATGCGCGATGAGTGCCTGTATCTCTCGGAGCAGCGTCAACTGCTCATTGACGGCGTACACCGCTCGCAAGTACTCCATACGGCGCTCCACTGGCAGCAGTTCG